CGATGCCAGAGCTGGCATCAGCCCTAACCACCCCTGCCCTTGACCCCATCACCGGCGCCCCCCTGCCCGTTAGCATCGACATTGCCCCCGGCTGCGATTTGCGTGCGGCGACCTGTACCGCGAAGTTCGGCAATCTGCTCAACTTCGGCGGCTTTCCCGCCATCCCGGGCCGCAATCCCTTTGGCGGCGGCTCTATCGTCTGACACGGCGCCGTCGCGCCACAATACGATCGGCAGTCCCCCATGGTCTGGACCTTCATTGCACGGCTCGTCCTCGGGCTGCTGCTCTCGGCGTTGTCCTATGCGCTGAGCCCGCGCCCGAAGACCGAGAAGCCGCAGGCCGCGGGGCTCGACGACTTCTCGCTGCCCACCGCCGAAGAAGGCCGCCCGATCCCGGTCATCTTCGGCACCGTGCTTATTACGGGCCCAAACGTCGTCTGGGCCGGCGATCTCAAGGTCGATCCGATCAAGAAGAAAGGTGGCAAGAAGTGACACGCCCAACGCCGTCCGACCTTACCCGCGTGACGATCCAGGACATCCGCGCCGCGCGCTATTGCCTGCCCGGTGTGCGGCCCTGGTTTCGCCGGCATGGCCTCGACTGGCAGGCCTTCCTTGACGCCGGCCTTCCCGAAGAGACGCTGCGCGCTACCGGCGACGCACTGGTGGAGCCGGTAATCCGCATGGCGGAGGAGCGCGCCAGCTTGGCTCAAGCGGCCGCAGCCTCAGCGCAATCGGAGACCCGCCATGAGCGGTAACAAGGCGCAGACCGTCGGCTACCGCTATTCGCTGGGCCTGCACCTCGCCCTCTGCCATGGGCCGATCGATGCGATCCGCGAGATCCTCGTCGATCGCCGCACCGCCTGGTCGGTCCTGACCGGCAGCGGCACCAGCGGTGGTGGCGCCGCCGTCGAGACCCGGATCGGAACGGTCGCGGGCCTCAGCGCCACGCCGGCGCTCGCAGGGGATCTTGGGGCTGCGCTCACGTTTCCCGGCACACTGGCGGGCATCCGGATCGGCCGGGACTATCGCTTGGCATTTGCCGATGGCACGGACCAGACCGTGACCCTGCGCGGTGCCGCCTTCGATGCGGGCGCAGGCAGAACCCGCTGGACCGTGCTGCCCGAGGCGCTGAGCTTTGCCGCCCAAACGGTGCAGGTCTTTGAGGCAACCCTGGCCGCCAGCAGTGCCGGTGCAGGGGGTGGCCGCATCCGCCTCGATAAGCCTGACCTCTTCGGCGGCGAGGGTCGCGAGGGCGGGATCACGGGCGATGTCGATGTGCTGATGGGCGGGCCCGCTCAGGGCGCCAATGACTATCTCGCCGCGCGCATGGGCGGGGTCGTGCCCGGCTGGCGCGGGCTCTGCAGCCTGGTGCTGCGGCAGGTCTATCTCGGCAATAATCCCTATCTGAAGCCCTGGGCGGTGCGCGTGACGCGCGTGTTGACGGGAGAGGCCGGGGTCTTGCAATGGTATCCCGAGACCGCCCCCATCGTGCCCGAGGCCAATATCTCGGATGCGGCGATCTACATTGCGCTTGATGTCTCGGGATCGATGTCCGGATCGCGCATGTCCGCCCAAAAGGCCGGCGTGGCGGCGCTGCTGCGTGAGATTGCCGGCAGCGTTGATCCTGACCGGCCAAACGACATCCGCATCGTGCTCTGGAATTCCGGCGTCGCCGGCGCCATCGAGCGGCGCAACATGGGGCCTGCGGCCTATGCCGAGCTCGAGGCCTGGATGCTGGCGCTGTCCAACACGACCTCGGGCGGCACCAGCTTTGATGCTGCCTTCACCCAGGCAACAGCCTTCTTTGCGGGCGGCGGCTCAAAGCGCCGGATCGCGATCTTTGTCACCGATGGCGAGCCCTCGCCCGCCAGTTCGGTCGATGCGGCGCTCACCATTATCCGCACGCTGCCACCCTCGGACATCTTCGGCTTCAATATCTCTCTGGCGGATACGAGCGCAACCGCCCGGATCGACAACACGCCGGTGGACGGCGTGCCGGTCATCCCACCCGGCAACCCGAAGGCGCTGGTCGCCTCGCTACGCGGCGCCTTTGGCAACGGACCGGACATGAACCCGGCCCATATCATCCGCGAGGCCCTGACCAACCGCGACTGGGGCCTGGGCTATTCCGGTGCCGAGATCGGACCGAGCTTTGCCGTGGCGGCGGACGCGCTTTACGCCGAGGGCTTCGGGCTGTCGCTGATCTGGCAGCAGGATAGCTCGATCGAGGAGTTCATCGCCGGCGTGCTCGATCACATCGATGCCGTGCTCTTCATCGATCGGCGCAGCGGGCTGTGGCAGCTGACGCTGATCCGGGCAGATTATACTGCCAGCACGCTGCCCTTGTTTGACGAGAGCAATGTCGTTGACTGGGGCCGGCTCGGGCGTCGTGCGCCGGGGGATCTGATCAATTCGGTGACCGTGCGCTTCACCGATGCCACCACAGATGACACCGGGGCTGTCAGCGTCACCGACACGGCGCGGGTCCAGGCGATGGGCGAGGTACTGGCCACCACGCTCGATTATCCCGGCATCCGCTATCAGAGCCTCGCAATCCGGGTGGCCGAGCGCGATCTGCGCGCGCTCTCCGCGCCACTGCTGACCGGGGAGATCGTGGTGACCCGCGAGGGCGCGGGCCTGGCACCGGGCGATGTGATCCGGCTGCGCTCGGCCCGTCTCGGGCTCGACGATGTCGTGCTGCGGATCTCCGAGGTCGGGCAAGGTGATGGGCGCGACAATGGCATTCGCCTCAAACTCGCGGAGGACGTCTTTGCGCTTGGCACCACCGCCATCGCCGGCGGGCGCCGGCCTGCGGGCAGTCCAATCGCGGCGGCACCGCGCGCGCTGACGCGGCGCCTGGCAGTGGAGGCGCCCTATTGGCTCCTGGTGCGCGAGCTTGGCCACACCGAGGCCGACCGTCTGCTTGCCGAGGATCCGCAGGCGGGCGCGCTCCTCGCATTGGGCGAGCGGCCCAGTGCCGATGCGCTGGCGGCCCAGCTCTGGGTCGATCCCGGCACCGGCCCGGCGCAGGATGGCCTGGTTGCCTTCGCGCCTTCGGTGGTCTTGGCTTTGGGCGTGAGCGATCACCCCGAAGACCGCGTCCTTGCCGTCAGCGGCTGGAGCGAGATCGGCGAGGTTGCCATGGGCACGCTGGCCGATCTTGGTGGCGAGCTGATCCGCATCGACGGGGTCACGGAAGACAGGCTCACCGTGGGGCGCGGCTGCCTGGACACGGTGACCACCGCGCATGAGGCAGGCACGCCGATCCTCTTCTTTGACGAGGCGGCCGGCATCGGCGAGAGCCAGTATGTGGCTGGCGAGACGCTGGCGGTGCGGCTGTTGCCGGAGACCGGCAGTGGCACGCTGGCTTTTGCGCTGGCACCCGAGGACGTGGTCACATTCGCGGGGCGCGGCATCCGCCCGCTGCCGCCCGGTCGGGTGCAGGGCAATGGCAGTTACGCCCCTGATGTCGACGCCTTGATCGCCAGTGCATTGGCCCTCACCTGGGCGCATCGGGATCGGTTGACCCAGACCAGCCCGGTGATCGTCGATCACACCGGCGCCTCGATCGGGCCGGAACCGGGCGTCAGCTACATCATCGAGGTGCGCTGGGTGGATCCCAATACCGGGGGTCCACTTCTGCCGCCGGGGGTCGTCATCGATGCAGGCACGGCTACCAGCTGGAGTCTGGCACCGGAAGCCGTCCCCGAACTCGGCGCACCGGAGCGCACATCAGAGATCGAACTAGCGGTGCGGTCGCGTCGCCTGGTTGAGGGCAGCTGGATCACAGACCGCGAGGCGCGCTGGTTCCGGCTGACCGCGCCCTTCGCGGCCGGATGGGATCGCGGCTGGGGGTTTCTCTGGGGCACCTGATCCTAGGCATTACTGCCCCGTCAAAACGACCACCCCGACAGACCACAAAACGCGAGGACAAGTATGCCGGAACGGATCCAGCCGGGACTGGGGCTGCGCGCCTTCTACGATCCCGGCCAGCGCAATTGGGGCACCAGCCTCAGCGAGGACCTGCGCCGGCTCTCGGCCCTGGTGCAGCCGCGCGCCACCTCACGCAGCGCGGCCCTGCCAGGAACCGGCAGCACCGGCCAGATCGCCATCGTCCCCGCTGCGGCTGGGGCGAATGCCAATGCCCTCGCCCTTTGGGACCAAGTGGCAGGCATTCCGGCCTGGGTGTTTCTCGCCCCGCAGGAGGGCTGGCAGGTCTGGATCACCGATGAGGCCCGCTTCGTGCGCTTTGCCGCCGGGGTCTGGCTCGAGGTGCCGCGCCCCGGCGTGGTGCAGCTGCGCACCCTGACCGCGACAAGCCACGCCCTGGCCTTGGTCGATGGTGGCTGCATTCTGGAGACGACGGGATCGTCAGCGGTGACGGTAACCATCCCCATGGCGGCGGCCGCTCCATTTGAGATCGGAACACTGATCAACGTGACGCAAGTGGGCGCTGGCGTGGCGACCGTCGCGGCCGCAGCGGGCGTGTCGCTGAACGGCGTCGTGGGCGGATCGGTGGCCCTCGATGGCCAGTGGGCCGGGGCAGCGCTCACCAAGCGCGGGGCCGAGGCCTGGGTCATTCAGGGCGCGCTGGCTGGAGCGGTCGCATGAGCAGGTTGCAGCTGCGTGCCGCCCTCCTGGCGCAGGGGCGCGAGGCCACCCCTCCGGAGGATCCGGGCAGCGCCTGGGTGCGCAGGGGCGCGAGGCCACCCCTCCGGAGGATCCGGGCAGCGCCTGGGTCCTGGATCTCACCCGGCTGCCCGCAGGCTACACGCTCTCCAATGGCAACCAGACCGCCGTGAACACTTCGGGCGGCGTGGACTATCGCCGCTGGGTGCCGAGTGCCAAGCCGATCCTGCCCACGGACGGGAAGCGCTACTGGGAAGTGCTCTGTGCTGCCAGCGGTGCCGCCGCCTTCGACGGCTACATCGGAGTTGTCTCAGCAGCACAGCGCGAGGAATTCAATGCAGGCCTCAACCCGATCACGCTGGGCTCAATTGGCTGGCGCGGCACCGGCGCGCTCTGGTCCTCGAACACCGCGACCGCCACCCAGCAGCTGACCAGCCTGCCGACCCATGGTGCCGGGGACGTTCTGATGTTTGTCCTCGATCCCGCTACGGCCCGGCTCTGGATCGGCAAAAACGGGATCTGGCGCGATGATCCGGCCAGCGGCGCCGCCACCTGGACCACTGCGGTCAGCACCGCCTTCTACCCGCAGGTTCACGGCCGCACCCCGGGCGATGGCGGCACGCTGCGCTCGCTGCCCGCGCAGTTCAGTTATCCCGTCCCCCCGGGCGCACAAGCCCTGGCGGCCGCGAGCCCCGACCTCTCGGTCTTTGCCGCCGCCGCCTTCCTCGAGATCGGCTGGAGCGCGCCGCTCAGCCTCGCCGAGGCCGCCGTCTGGATCAGCCGCGGCGGCGGGCGGCATCTGAGCCCGGCTGCGGCGGCAGGGTTCTTCGAACTCGGCGGGGCCGCCGGCCTCACTCTCGCCCAAGCCACCCTCTACATCGAAGTGGATCTGCCATGACGTACATCCTGCATCTCGGCCATCAGCCCACCGATATCTCCGGCATCTCGGGGCTCTTAAGTACCGTCGCGGCCGGCTTTGACGCCACCCTCGACGTCAATGCCATCCGCTTCACCGGCGTGCGCACCTATGCCGCCCCCTTCGCGGTTGGATTTGCCCCGCCTGTGGGCGATCTCTGGCTCGGGTTTCGCTATGTGCCGCCGAATTTAGATTCCGAGACCATCGTCGAGACCACCGCGAACTTCCTCGAAATCTATGACGCGGGCCAAAACCGCATCGCCCAGATCCAGCCCCTGACCAGCACCAAACGCTACCATGCCATCGCCCGCGGCGACACCACCGTGCAGGGCAGCTCGAGCTACACCGCCGCCAACGGCCAGCCGCAGTGGATCGATCTGCGTGTCGCCGTAGGGGCTGACATCACCATCGAGTTCTACGTGGATGGCGTGCTGCAGAGTGCGGCCACCGCTGCAAATACCGCCGGTCGCGGCAAGCCGGTTCAGATCGTTTTTGCCAATATCGGGCTGCATGGCTCGCTCTCCACTCGCACCTGGTACTATGCGCATCTCGCGGTGCTGGACGGGGTGTCGACCATTGGGCGGCGTTTCGTGCGCCGCAGCCCGAATACCGTCGCCAGCTTCAACCAGATGGCGGGCAGCCTTGATGCGCCGAAGGACGAGGACATAGCCACCCGGGTTGCGAGTGCGGTGGCGGGGCAGCGCCTGTCCTTCTCGCTCAGCGGCCCCAGTGGGCCGGCGGCCAATTCCGCCATCGCCGGCGTGCACATCAAGCAGATCGTCCAGGGTGGCAGCGCCGGGCCGCAGGCCGCAGCGGGCTTCCTGCGCCTCAGTGGCGTGACCCACGATTTC